AAGACCTTAAGAACTATAAAGATAGGAATCGTAAAGCTGAAGCTTCAATGACTATTGAGATAGTTAAAGGTAACACTTCTAATAAGTTTGACGATGACTTTGGTTTCAATCAAGCTGAAATGGGTGCTATGGATAAAGTTATTAGTAAAGTTAAGACTATGCATATATCTAGCTTTGATGGTGGTGACTCAGCTCCTGCATCTTTAGAATTTTATGGTGATAAGGCTTCACTTGATAAGTTTTTGAAAGATTCAAGTGTAGTAAAAACTATGAAGAAATATAAAGCTAAAGTCAACGGCCCTTATATAAACAAGTAACGGCCTTTTGGGGTTATATATAATATATGATGAAAATATTTGATACCTTAAATAGAAGGAACTTTGAGCTCTATGCAGCTCAAAACTATAATAACCCTGAGTGTTTAGACATAGAGGAATTTAAGGAGGACTTGGCCAGATTTAAATATCTAAAGAGACTCCTTAGACGCTATGAAATTGCAGACGACTTGCAGATCCGACTTATATTAAATCACATAATTGTACTTTACAATGTGTTTGGAATAGAAGCAGCTAATAGAATGCTTTGGTATAAGATAGAACCAGAACACTGGACTTATATTAAACCGTTTCTGGTATTTTTAAATTACTTACCAGTAGATGAACAGGTAGAGATACCATTGGATCCACTTATTGTGGACTTACTAAGGAAACTTTAATGGGTGTAGTATCACGTACAGCAGACTTATTTTATGCCTTTAGGTTTCTAAAGCTGTTGGTTACGCCGTGGGATAAGACCGGTGCATTCGAGCAGGGTATCATTGACGAGACTGGTAAGAACCTTAAGAAGGCGAAAGAATTAACTACCCCGCAAGAGAAAGAAGTTTATACTGTCTTTCACAGATTAGTATTTAATCTAAAGAGATTACTCAATAAAGTACCTTTCGGTAAATCAAAGTTGGCATCTTATGCTGCCGCTTTGTTTCTAATTAAAGAAAATACTAACCTGACCGAAGAAGAGATCAGAGAAGTCTTAGAAGAGATTTTAGGAGACTTGGACGAATCACTCAACGAAAGTGTATTCTATATTAAGGATGAAGTCCTCAATCCAGGTAGATATAAATTAACTTCTGAAATGGCTAGTAATAACACCGGCGAGATTATTGCTCGATCTGGAGATGAAGTACAGGTTACTTTACATAGTTCACCATTTGGTAGAATTTTTGATACTCCGATATACGAGGTCACGCACATTGCAACCAAACAGAAGTTATACGTCAGTAGTGGAGACATAAAGATATGAAAGATTTTAAGGATATGTGGGAAGATTCAGCTGCCAATTCAGTAGGTGCTGGTGGTGTTGATATGCCCGCGGATGTTCAACAGGATAAGAAAAGAAAGAAGCCTGTATATGACGGCCGCACCAAAGCAGGTAGAAAGTTTGTAGAGAAGATGTTGGCCAGAAGAAACGCTAAGAAAGCTGCTCAAGACCTTACTGCTCAGAAGACCAACATGGCATCGGTGCAGATGAAAGAAGACCTTAAAGAAAAGGCCGATCAAGATACCGTTGATATGATATTAGCCAATCCTAAAATGAAAGATAAAACACTTAAAGGTTTAAGTCCTAAAGCTCGTAAAGAAGTAGAAGCTGCACTGAAGAAAGCTGATTCTGCTAGACGTAAAGATTATAATGCATACCAGAAGTCAAAGCGATAATATAATATAGGATAAATTATGTCAAAAATATTGATTGGGATTATTATTGCTATGGGTTTATCATGTATGTTATACTATCAATTCTCTGTTGTACCTATGCAGGTTAAACTAGAAGAACAGACCAAAGTTATTCTAGCACAAGACCTTAGAGACCAAGAACAGAAAGCGGCTATAGAGGCCATTCAGAGTAACTTAATAAAGACCGGGGAATCCCTCAGAGGTCTTCAAGTACAAAATCAACAATACGAAACTCAGATGTCAGAGTATATGGATATATTCCGTAGACACAACATCGCTAAGTTAGCTAGTGCCAAGCCTGGACTAATAGAAACAAGAATTAATAAAGCAACCAAGGAGGTATTCGATGCAATTGAAGATGATAGCAGTCGTATTAGCGCTCTTAACGATTAGTGGTTGTAGTTTATTAACCCCTGCTCCTAGGGAAGTAGAGATTATAACTAAGCCTATAAGAATAGATATAGTACAACCTGTATTACCTAGAGCTATAGACTTAAAAGAACCAAGGTGGTATGTAGTATCTGATGCTAAAGTAATTGAGAATTGTTTAAAAGATTCAGTGACTAAAGAAGCCAACTGTAAATTAGGCAGAGAAGATTTATATCCCGAAGGTTATACTTACCTAGATAAATTTATAGATGGGATTAAAAAGAGACACGGTGGTGATGTAGTTTTTGTTGCTATGAGTGTTGAGGATTATGAGATGATGTCTTATAACACTCAGGAAATTAAAAGATACATTAATCAGCTAGGTGAGGTGATTGTTTATTATAGGAATGTGACATTAAATGATGAAGAAGCTGCAGCAGTTGAAATTAAATTGGAGAAATAGAATGGCCAAGACAGAGATAACATTGTGGGAAAGAGCAGAGATTGCTGCTAAACTTTCGGCCATAGCATATATGAATGAGAAACCTGCTACAACTGCAGCAAAGAAACTTGGGTTTACACAAGTAAAACTAATCAGTAATGATGGTGCTGAAGTATTAGTATGTAAAGATAAAGATTCTCTTTGGTTTGCGTTTAGGGGAACAGAACCTGCTAAACTTAATGATGTAATGGCTGACCTTAAAGTAGTAAAGAATACCGCAGTTGCCGGTGGTAAAGTACATGGTGGTTTCCAACAGGAAGTTGACGATGTATGGATGGAATTAGTAAAGGAGTTAGAACACAACGACCAACTAAAGGTAAGAAAAGATGTATATATTACTGGGCATTCTTTGGGTGCTGCTATGGCTACTATTAGTGCCACACGTTATCAACCTAGTGCGCTCTTCACCTTTGGTTCGCCAAGGGTTGGTGGAAAACACTTCATCAAAAACATCAAATGTCCACACTACAGATTTATGAATAACAATGACATTGTGTGTAGAATCCCACCAGCATGGTTAGGTTTCAGACATCACGGTGAAATGATTTACTTTAATAGGTTCGGTGACAAACAACTTAAACCAACATGGACAGATTTCTTTTATGGAATAGGCCAGTCTTGGAAACGTTGGAAGTTCTTTGATGGAGTAGTAGACCACGGAATGCCTAACTATGTTCAAGCTATTAAGAAACTGGCGAAGGTTAAGTAATGTATTTCCTACTCATACTCTCGCTCAAATCTATCTTAGGTTCTGTGATAGGTTCATCATTCTACAATTGGTTCCAAGGCACAACAGGTGGTATCTGGTTCCAAAAACAAGTAGACAAATTCATGCAGCACTTTGCTGTAAAATATGATTTGGAACTGGCAAAGAAAGATGCCAAGTTCCGAAAACAATTTCCTTTGGTCGCACAACGACTAGATGTATTGGAAGCACTGGCCCATCCTAAATGCGGCCTAGATGGATTTGATGATTATCCCCCACTAATCGAACGGATAGATGGTATGGAAGAGGATCTTACTACCCTATGGGAAGTAAACCTTAAAGAAGTGTCAGAGTATTTAAAGAAAAATAAATAAAATACTTGTTTACATTCCAAGGGGAATGTGTTATAATATATACTATTAAACCGGAAGAACAATGAATGGGACTAACATAATGAATATCAATGTCACTAAACGTGATGGCTCTAAGCAAGAGTTTGATTTAGAGAAAGTACACAAAGTATTAGAGTGGGCTACTGTAGGTATTACAGGGGTTTCTATCTCGGAGATAGAACTTAAATCTAATATACAGCTATTTGATAAGATACCAGCTTACGATATACACGAGCTACTTATTAAATCTGCAGCAGAACTTATATCAGAACACACACCAAATTATCAATTCGTAGCAGCACGGTTAATTAACTATAAACTCCGTAAGGAAGTCTATGGTAAATATGAGCCATGGCCGTTACATCAATTGGTTGTAGAGAATATTAGTCGTGATGTATATGATGCTGAAATTTTAGTAAACTATACTAAAGAAGAAATTGATGAGCTAGACAAGTACATTAAACATGAACGTGATGATACCTTTACATATGCGGGTATGGAACAGTTTAGAGGTAAGTACTTAGTCCAAGACCGTAAGAACAAACTCCATTATGAAACCCCACAGATGCTATACATGCTAGTATCTGCCACGTTGTTTATGAACTACCCTAAAGAAACCAGATTAAAATATGTCAAGGATTATTATGATTCAATATCTCAGTTCTATATCTCGCTCCCTACGCCGATCATGGCTGGTGTACGGACGCCGACCCGTCAGTTTTCGAGCTGTGTGCTTATTGAATCTGGTGACAGTCTTGATTCTATTAACGCTACTGCCACTTCAATAGTAAAGTATATCAGTAAGAAGGCTGGTATCGGTATTGGTGCTGGTTCTATTAGAGCAGAGGGAGCCAAAGTTGGTGATGGTTCTGTCATTCATACGGGTCTGCTTCCATTCTTAAAATACTTTCAAGCGGCCGTTAAGTCATGTTCACAGGGTGGTGTTCGTGGTGGTGCAGCTACTGTATATCTACCCGTCTGGCATTATGAATTCGAGGACTTGGTTGTACTAAAGAACAATAAGGGTATTGAAGAAACCAGAGTACGCCACATGGACTATGCATTTCAATTCAATAAACTAATGTACGAGCGCTTACTTACTAATGGAAATATCACATTCTTTGATCCACATGATGTCCCTGGTTTATATGAGGCGTTCTTTGCCGACCAAGATAAGTTTAAAGAACTATACGAGCGATATGAGAAAGTCCGTTCTATTAGAAAGAAAACATTACCTGCTGTAGAAGTGTTCTCTTCGTTCTTAACTGAAAGAAAAGACACTGGTCGTATCTACCTAATGAACGTAGACCATGCTAATGAACACGGTTCGTTCAAACCAGATCTTGCTCCAATTAGAATGAGTAATCTATGTTGTGAGATTGATTTACCTACATCGCCGTTAAACGACTACAATGATGATGAAGGTGAAATCTCTCTGTGTACTCTATCGGCAATCAACTGGGGTTTAATTAATGACCCTAAAGACTTTGAGAAGTACTGTGATCTTGCTGTCCGTTCATTAGATGAATTACTAGACTATCAAGACTACCCTATTAAGGCAGCAGAGAAAGGAACCATGTCTCGGCGGCCTTTAGGTATCGGCATCATCAACCTTGCATATTTCCTAGCCAAACGTGGTATGAAATATGATGAGTCTGCATTTGAGGTAGTAGATGAGTATGCAGAAGCATGGTCTTACTATCTTATTAAAGCCTCTGCTACATTAGCTGAAGAAAAAGGTACTATTTCTAAAAATAATGAGACAAAATATGGCTCTGGGGTTCTTCCAATAGATACATATAAGAGTGCAGTAGATAATTTAATAGAGCATAATGAAAGATTAGACTGGGGCTTGCTTCGAACTCAACTTAAAGCAACAGGTATCCGTAATTCGACTCTCATGGCATTAATGCCAGCCGAAACATCTGCACAAATATCTAATAGTACGAATGGTATTGAACCACCTCGTGCCTTGGTTAGTTACAAACAGAGTAAGGACGGAGTGATGGCTCAGGTTGTTCCTGGGTATCGTCATCTAAAGAATAAGTATGACCTTCTATGGGATCAAAAGTCTCCCGATGGTTACTTAAAGATATGTGCTATACTACAGAAGTATATTGACCAAGGTATATCTGTCAACACGTCTTACAACCCAGAACACTTTGAAGACAATAAAATCCCTATGTCAGAGATGATTAAGGATACAGTTACTGCATACAAGTATGGGTTAAAACAACTGTATTACTTTAATACCTTTGACGGTTCGGGCGAAATAACCGACGAGGCAACCCACCACAGTTATGAAGGCGAAGCCGTAACATATGAAGATGATGATTGCGATAGTTGCAAAATATAATATAAAGGATTTATAAATGGCAGTATTGAAAAAGAATAAGAAATCCCATCTGGAAAAGAATATGTTTTTAGATGAAGGAGTAGACATTCAAAGATATGATGAACTGAAGTACCCACAACTAGATAAGATTGCAGATAAACAACTTGGATTCTTTTGGAGACCCGAAGAGGTAGACATTTCAAAAGACAAGAAGGACTTCGACTCTCTTACAGAACACGAGAAACACATCTTCACGTCCAATCTTAAACGACAGATTGTATTGGATAGTGTGCAAGGCAGGGCTCCTAATCTAGCATTCTTACCTATTGCTTCATTACCCGAGGTAGAGAACTGGATAGAAACTTGGTCATTCTTTGAGACTATCCACTCTAAAAGCTATACACATATTATACGTAATATCTACCCCTCTCCTGGTGTAGTGTTCGATAGTATACTAGACGTTAAAGAAATCAATTCATGTGCTGAGTCTATCGGTAGATACTATGACGATTTGATAACATCTAATGTAGCCACTACAAATAAGATGGATCACAAACGTGCTATCTGGATGGCAATGATGAGTGCTAACGCCTTGGAAGGTGTAAGGTTCTACGTGTCATTTGCATGTAGTTGGGCCTTTGCTGAGTTAAAGAAAATGGAAGGCAATGCTAAGATCATTAAGTTTATTGCCCGAGACGAGAATACTCACTTAGCTGCTACGACTACCATGTTAAAACTTCTAATGAAAGAAGATAAAGACTTTGCTAAGATTGCAAAAGAAATGGAAGATGCGTCTATTGAACTATATGTTGATGTAATAGAACAAGAGAAAGCATGGGCAAAGTATCTATTTAAAGACGGTTCTATGATCGGACTGAACGCGAGATTGCTGTCAGACTATATAGAATGGATAGGATGTAAAAGAATGCGATCAATAGGGTTACCTTGTCCATATACTGTAGCTCAGATGAACCCATTACCATGGACAGAGAAATGGATCGCCGGTGGTAATGTACAGGTTGCTCCACAGGAAACAGAGATCACATCTTATGTTACTGGTGGAGTAAAACAAGACGTGACAATTGAAACTATGGCAGGATTGAGTTTATGAATATAGAAATATACGGTAAAGATGAGTGTTCACAGTGTGACTTTGCACTTAAAAAAGCACAACTAATGATTCAAGAGGACTCTAATAAATTAACATATAAGAAATTAGGAGTGGATTTTAACAGAGAAGAGTTGTTGGAACAGTTCCCTAGAGCTAGAACTTTTCCACAAATTAAAATTGATGGGGTATCTATAGGTGGTTGGTCTGAGTTTAAAGAAATATGAGGTTGACATATGCTGCACGAAATTGATTGCCAATTCTGTTATAAATTAACTTCTATAGATATAGAAGACCAATGGGATACAGACGACAGATTCTGTCCCAACTGTGGAATGCAAGTAGAGATAGATCCAACTCCATGGTATAACGATGAGGCGCAAAAACTAGACTATGACAAAGACCAATACGAGGAATAATCCACCATGGCTCTATCAAGAAATAGAATGGCAACCACCAGAAGAATTCAGTCACGAAGACGTGTATGGCTTTGTTTATCTAATAACGAACCTGAGCTCTCAAAGGAAATACGTGGGAAAGAAATTCTTTTGGAGTCAGAAGACTCTACCCATAACAAAGACTCGAAAACGGCGAAAGAAGCTTAAAGTAGAATCTGACTGGAGAACATATTGGGGGTCTAATAAACACCTAGTAGCTGAGATAGAAGAATATGGCACAGAAGGGTTTCACCGAGAGATGCTTCACTTATGCAAGGGTAAAGGTGAACTCGCATATATGGAAGCAAAGGAGCAGTTTGACCGGGATGTACTACTTACAGAGGATTACTATAATGGGATCATCGCATGTAAGATAGGCGGCCAAACAGTGAAAAATTTAGTTAAATGAGTGTTGACAAAGGGGACTAAGTGTAGTATAATATACCTATTATGAATAATATAATACCATTTCCAACCGCGCAGCGGCAAGAACAGATAGAGTCCGAAAGAAATTGGGCATATGAAAACTACACTGAAGAGTGTATAGACACCTCTGAATTTGTTCTTATGATGCTTGAAGATTATTTTGCATCAGAAGACTCTGTGTTTGATGAGATGGACTTTAGGGATACAGTGTATCCCGAATCACAAGATATGCACGTGATAGTAAATCTTATATCCTCAATGTTTATGAGATATGGCGGCATTGAACACTTCTTACAAGAAGACTTAGATGCCATTTATAAAAAAATAGAAGCGAATAAAAATGATATTACTTGATTACAGCCAGATTGCACTTTCAAACATCATGGTACAAAAGTTAAATGATGAAGATATGATTAGACATATGATATTAAACAGTATTCGTATGTACAATAAAAAGTATCGAAAAGAATATGGTCAGATGGTTATCTGTGCAGATGGCATGAATACTTGGAGACGTCAGTACTTTCCCGAATACAAAGCTAATAGAAAGAAGGGCCGAGATGCAACTAGTCATATGGACTGGCCAGAAATCTTTCGTATCCTTTCTACAGTCCGAGAAGAACTCATGGAGAACTTCCCATACAAAGTATTGCATATGGAAGGTTGTGAGGCTGATGACATTATTGGTGCCCTTGCTATACGAACCCAAGAGTTCGGTCAAGGCGAACCCGTTATGATTATTTCATCTGATAAAGATTTTATTCAGTTGCAGAAGTATAACAATGTAAAACAGTTCTCTCCTATACAAAAGAAAGCAGTGGTAGATAAGAACCCTAGAAACTATTTGTTTAACCACATCATGAGAGGTGATGCTGGAGATGGTATTCCAAATGTATTATCTAAAGATGCTACATTTATTACCGAAGGCCTCAGTCAAACTCCATTAAGACAGACAAGAGTTGATGATTGGTTAACACATAGTGACGACCTTAAAGCTGCTATGCCCGAGGATCTGTATCGTAACTATCAAAGAAATAAGACCTTAATTGACTTAAATGAAATTCCGGAGACCATTCAAGAATCTATTATAAATAAATATGACGATCAAAAACTACCTATGAGAATGAAGGTATTGAATTATTTGATTAAAAAAAGATGCACTAACCTGATTGAATGCGTGGAGGAATTTTATAATGCGTAATTACCTAGTCTCAGATGTCCTAGAAGGACAGGCCAAAATACAAAGCAAAGTGGATAAGATTGCTTATCTTCAGAAGATGAATTCTGCACCACTGAGAGATATTCTAAGAATGAACTTCGATGACGATGTTGTCACTACGTTACCTACTGGTGCCCCTCCATACAAGAAAGATAATATGCCAGACGGCATGAACTACGCGACTCTTCAAAACCAATATAGAAAATTTGCATATTTCTTTAAGGGTAAGTATAGTGACATGAATCCTATTAAAAGAGAAAGTCTGTTTTTAGAGATTCTTGAATCTGTACACCCATCTGATGCTGAAGTGTTTATTGCAGCTAAAGATAAAAACCTTAAGTATAAGGGGTTGACTAAGAAATTAGTTGTAGATTCGTTCCCTAACTTAATTCAAAAATAACTTAACTAACTTGGAGGGCAGCCTATAGACGAACCTTTATGATGATAGATAATCAATCAATTCACCCATGGAGTACTGACTATGCATGTACAAATTGAACGCCTCAAGAAAGACCAAAAAGAGGCAGTATACTATCAGAAAAAACTGAAGCGCAAAGGAAAAGACGTTCTGGCTTATAAGATGCAGAAGAAAATAGAATTCCTGAATAGACATATAGAAGATATGTATATGGCGACAGTCAAAGAAGGTTAAGAGGGTTTCGGCCCTTGTCTAAAGGGCCCTAATTTACATTATGGCAAGATCGAGCTGGAATGCTTTTACTACATTAAATGGTTGACAAATTAAACTAACTGTGATATAATATACATTATGAATATATTTGTACTAAGTGACGACCCAGTCCAAGCTGCACAAGACCAGTGTGATAAACACGTTGTTAAAATGATCGTAGAATCAGCTCAGATGTTATCCACTGTCCACCGGATGCTAGACGGTACTATTACCCAACGGCCATCCAACTCAGGCAAAAGAACTCTAAAATATTACGAACTACATGACGATAGAGAGGATATCCTTTATAAGGCTGTTCATCACAATCATCCATGTACGGTATGGTCAAGAGAAAACTGCTGCAATTACAATTGGCACTATGAACATTTTACAGCGCTATGTGATGAATATACATATAGGTATGGTAAAATTCATGCAACAGATACTAAACTAAGGACTCTGTTAAAAGAACTGCCAAAGAATATATTACACACCAATTGCAAGTCAGCATTCAAACTAGCCATGGGGTCAAATCCTGAGTGTGTAGTAGTTGGCCTGGGTGGCACAGATGTAGTAGAATCATACAGAAACTTTTATCACACAAAACAGGAAAGATTTAAAATGGATTGGACTAAACGCAATGTACCGGAGTGGTTTATACATGCCTCTATATGATTTTAAGGATTTAACATCGGGTGAAGTTTACACCAAGATGATGTCTATTGCTGACATGGAAGAACATGTTAAGGATGAGAATATACAACAAGTAGTGTCTGCACCTAAACTGATTAGTGGAGCAAAGGGTACTCTCCAAATAGCCGGAGACGGCTGGAAAGAAGTACAAGATAAAATTAAAGCAGGATTACCTCCACGACTACGGGATAACATTAAAACCAAATGAATAAGAAACCTTCAAAATTGAGAACAGAACATTTAATCACATTAGACCCACTTACTAAATCCCAGGAGGCAGTATTTAAATCTTGGAAAGAAGGATTCAACTTAGTATTATCTGGTTCAGCAGGAACGGGTAAAACCTATATCTCAACATATTTGGCTTTATTGGATATTATGAATAAGGATCAGAAGAAACTAGTGATAGTAAGATCTGCGGTACCTACAAGGGACATGGGATTCTTGCCGGGCACACTAGAAGAGAAAGAGGATGCTTATAAGGCTCCATACTATGCTATTATGTCACAACTGTTTGAAGATGGTGAGGCTTGGAAAAAACTTCAAGTTGCTAAACAGATTGAGTTCTTAACTACGTCCTTTATTAGAGGTATTACTCTTACTGATTGTATCGTTCTTATTGATGAATCACAGAACCTTACATACCACGAACTGTGTTCTGTTATTACTCGATTGGGTAATAATTGTAGAATCATTCTATGTGGTGATTACTACCAGTCGGACTTTACTAAGGGAGGTGACAGAGGTGGTTTGCAAAGGTTTACAAAGATTTTAGAGAATATGAAACTCTTCGATCACGTTGAATTTACTTGGGAAGATATTGTCAGATCTGGCCTTGTAAGAGATTTTATTATGACAAAGGAACTAGTTGAAAATGGGAAACTTTAAACATGAAAAAATTGATCTGGGCTATGACGACCTCACTGCAGAAACACTACCCTCTGGTAGAACATATGCCGCTCCTAATGGTTGTAACTATCCTTCTATTACTACAGTACTTTCCATATTAAGTAGGGAAAGTATACAGGCTTGGCGAGCTCGAGTAGGACCAGAAGCTGCCAACAAGATATCAAGAGTCGCATCAGGCCGTGGTACAGCAGTCCACGAGTTATTAGAGAGGTATGTTAATAATGATCCAGACTTTGACAAAGGTGTTATGCCGCATGTGATGCAATCATTTCATGATGTCAAAGAAGAATTGGATACAAGATTGACTAATGTCTATTCACAAGAAGCTCCACTATATTCAGAACACTTAGGATTAGCTGGCAGAGTGGATTGTGTAGGCGTGTGGGATGGAAAGAACTCCATTGTGGATTATAAAACATCACGTAAACTTAAAAAGAAAGAATGGATATCCGGTTACTTCATGCAGTGTGCAGCTTATGCTATTATGTGGGAAGAACGTACTGGAATGCCCATTACACAGTTGGTAATTCTAATTGCAGTAGATGATGAAAAGCCTCAGGTCTTTATTGAACACAGAGACAATTGGGTGAAACCATTACTTGATGTAATAGAACAATATACCACAGAACAGAAACGTAAAGAGATATTTGGAAACTAATAATGAGACTAGATGCTTTATCTGTTAGGGCTAAGCAACAGATATCTATTTGTTGTGAAACCCTATGCGAAAAGAATGTTGTAGAGAAATATATTGCTGAATTGGAAGCTAGAATCAGATTCTTAGAAAATGACTTCTTTAAAGTAATGAAAGCAAGAGAGCCAGTTGTAGAAAGAAAGGGAGATTAAAATGGATCATAGAATATTGAATATCCTGAATGATGAAAAGCATCGGCAGGCTAATACAATAGAGCTAATTGCAAGTGAAAACTTTGCTAGTCAAGCTGTAATGGATCTTGCTGGTAGTATACTTACAAATAAGTATGCTGAAGGTTATCCGGGCAAGCGATACTATAATGGCTGTGATCACATGGATGATATCGAAACATTAGCTATTGATACTCTTTGCAAATTGTTTGGAGCTAGATATGCTAATGTTCAACCACATTGCGGTGCAAATGCTAACACTGCAGTCTATCAAGCATTCTTAAAACCCGGTGATAAGATTCTCGGTATGGACTTAGCTAGTGGCGGGCATTTAAGCCACGGTAGTCCTCCAAATATCTCAGGCAAAATTTATGATGCATATACATATGGAGTTGATGAGAACGGCCTCGTTGATTACGACACGGCCCAATTATTAGCTGCACTTCACAAACCTAAAATGATCATTGCTGGTGCAAGTGCATATCCAAGACAAATTGATTGGAAACGATTTAGAGAGATCGCAGATTCGGTAGGAGCATTGCTTATGGTTGATATGGCTCATTACTCTGGCCTTATTGCTGGTGGTGTATATGATAGTCCAATTCCTTATGCTGATGTGGTTACTTCCACAACTCATAAGACTTTACGAGGCCCAAGAGGTGGAGTAATACTTTGGAATGATCCTAGTTATAGTAAACGTATTAATAGTGCAATCTTTCCTGGCACTCAGGGTGGGCCACTAATGCATATCATCGCCGCAAAGGCTCAATGTTTCATAGAAGCTGATACACTAGAGTTTAAAAATTATTCAGTAAGAGTAATTGAAAATGCACAAGCGATGTGTGCAGTCTTTGAAGCAAACGAATTTCCAGTACAAACAGGTGGTACTGATAGTCATATCATCTTAATGGATTTAAGTAATAGTAAGTATAGTGGTCGTGAAGCGGCTGACCTGCTTGAAGCTGCTGGCATCACCGTAAACAAGAACGGTGTTCCAAATGACCCTCGACCATTCATGGAAACAAGTGGTATTCGGTTGGGTACCAGTGCAGAAACTACTCGTGGTGTGACCATTGATCAGTTTAAAGATTTAGCACAAAAGATTGTAAATATATTAAAATAACCCTTTACATTTACTAGTGATTGTAGTATAATATACCCCTCAAAGAGAATTTTAAACCACTCTCTTTGAGGGTTTTTTTTATTGTCGAAAATAAATGAAAAAAAGTGTTGACAAAAAGGTAGAACCATAGTATAATATACACATATTAAGGAGAAATACAATTAAAGAAAATATAATATTGGTTGACTGTGATGGTGTACTATGTGACTGGGAATACTCATTTACTCAGTGGATGCACCACCAAGACATCCCAACAAAGAACATTAACGAGTATGACATTGCTAAGAGGTTTGAGTTAGATAAAGTTACTGCCAAGAGATTAGTCAGACTGTTTAATGAGTCTGCAGCAATCGCATTCTTACCACCTCTAAGAGATGCAGTGTATTACATGAAGAGACTTAATATGTTACATGGATATCGATTCCACTGTATTACATCATTAAGTAGTGATAGGTATGCCCAAAGATTGAGGTATCAGAACCTAGACCTACTATTCGGTAGGGAGTTGTGGGATGAAGTAATATGTCTACCCTGTGGCGCTGATAAAGATGACGCATTAGAGCCTTACAGAGACACGGGTTGTTTCTGGGTCGAAGATAAAGTTGGCAACGCTGAACTGGGGGTTGAATTAGGTCTTAACTCTATCCTTGTAGCTCATACACACAACGCAAGTTATAGTGGAGAGATTCCAAGATTCCACAGATGGAAAGAAATCTATAAGCACATTACTGGAGAAGTGTAATGAAACCATGTGAGATAATTAAACTATTAAGATCAGACAACAGTAAACTGTTTAAACAAGAAGTTATTTCGCAACACATGGATAACGAAGAGTTTGTCGAAGGCCTTCAATATGCTTTAACTCCCTTAATTACCTATGGTGTACAATCGGTTCCACCTATTACAGATCACTATCGAGCTTACACTTACAACGAAGAACTTTCGGAATCAACATGGCCTAGATTTAAAGAACTGTTGGATAAATTAATCGCCAGAGAACTTACTGGCCATGCTGCTAGAGATGCCATCATAAAGGTAGAAGGTGGTTGCTGCAGTGATACATGGAATGATTGGTATAGACCGATTCTATTAAAAGACTTTAAAGCAGGATTCTCTGAGAAGACCGTTAATAAAGTAGCCAAGGGTACTATACCAGTATTTGGATGTATGTTGGCAAGAGACGGCGCTAAAGAAGAAAAGAAACTTGTAGGCCAGGTACTTATAGAAAACAAGTATGACGGAGTAAGATGTATTGCAATCGTGCAGAATAATACAGCAATTCTCTATAGTAGAAATGGTAAGGTGTTTCCTAACTTCCCTCATATAGAAGCAGCATTAAGTAAACCAGAATTTAATAATATGGTTTTTGATGGTGAGATTATGAGTGAGAACTTTCAAGCTCTAATGAAACAAGTATATAGAAAGACCGATGTTGATACGTCTGATGCATATCTTGCCCTCTTTGATGTACTTGATCTTTCCGAATTTAATGCAGGTAAAGGTAGTAACACTACTATAGAAAGGAAAGAGATACTGGCTGAACTTCCTTTTGATGAGTGTATCAGAAAGGTAGACTTCACCAGAGTTAACCTGGATACTGCCGAAGGCCAGCAAATGTTTAAAAACATGAATAGAATTGCTATTGCCGAAGGTTACGAAGGTCTTATGGTCAAACCAGTTGAAGCCATATATGAATGTAAAAGATCAGACTCTTGGTTAAAAATCAAACCCATTATTGAAGTAACACTCACTGTTATTGATATAGAAGAAGGCCAAGGCAAGTTTGAAGGTACTACAGGTGCACTTGTTTGTGAAGGTATTGATGATGGGGTTACTATAGGAGTCAATGTAGGTTCCGGACTTACTGATGAAATGAGAGAGTCCATCTGGAACAACAGAGACGATGTGATCGGTCAGTTAGTAGAGATAAGAGCAGATGTTATTACTCAGGCAGATAATGGTGAGTATAGTTTAAGGTTCCCTAGGTTTAAAACATTTAGGGGTTTCGACGTGGGAGAAAAGCTATGAGAAAACGTCCCGATATGAAGACCACTAAAAAACAGATAGTTGATTGGGGTGACAGAAATATTGATGAGTGCGACTATCCAGTAGATGCGTCAGAGATGGACACTCATTGTTGGCGTTGTGGATATGAAAGAAAAACTGAACGAGCTCATATTGTACACTGGGCCCAGTCGGGTTACGATCCACAGTATGATGCCCCTAAATATTATAGACTGCTTTGCGCACTTTGTCACGAAGAAGCCCCTAATGTTAATGACGAGGAAGAAATGGATGATTGGATAAAATCTTCGGCCAAAGTATATAATGAGCACTATATGTATAATGTATACTGGAAGGTTAGAGATAAAATCACCGAAATATACAACAGTACAGGTCGCCACGGGTTCAATGCAACAAACAAGTCAACCGAAAAGTGGATGCTAAAAGAATTTCAGAAGTGGGAAAAAGAAGAAGAAGATAGAATGATCGAAAAATATATGAAACTATGTGTTGACAAAGGTGTCGAACCGTAGTATACTAACCGTATAAATTAAATAAAGGAATATATTATGACAAACTCAATAAATTACATCACCACCGGCCGTCCTCCTGAATCCACTATAGTCTGGAAACCAAAGTTACATTCAATCAACCACTTTGACTTTGATAAGTTTAAAGAAAGAGTTACAGAATTAAAAGCAGAAGGTAATAAGAAGGGCTTGAAAATATTGGAAAAAAATGTCAGAAAGGTATGTAAAGATAACCCAAATATGTTTGATGATTTTTTAACCGAATTATTAAGAGATTCGTAAAAGACTATATAGTACCAAAGAATATAGTTGAAATAAAACTGCAATGATAGATAATAACATCTGTCAAAATTTAGGAGAAGTACTATGTGGGCACTCATATTAATCGCTTTAGTTATTGGCTCAGCCAGCAATAAGCAACTAACAGAAAAATGTGAGCAAGAAGTTAAAGACAATATTGCAGATAGCATGTACGAGTGTACTAGTTACTACCGTAATAGGTTGAAATAAACGATTCCGAAAGGAAGGTAAATTATCTTGCGAAGAAGAGTAAAGGTATAAATAGATATGATGAATAAGTATTGGAGAATTTGGGCTAAGAGTATAGGCGAAAAGGCCGGTTCCTCCGATAAAGAAGCAGATGCAATTGCAGTGGTAAGAACCATAATAGTTTTGGTTAATTTTACCACCTGCTTTTTCATAATGTGTGGTGTAATACACAATTGGTAGTAAGAACCAGAAGACTGTAACAATGAAGACAATACCAAAGACAAGATATCATCGAGTCCTCTTTAGCCAGGACAGTCCGTATAAGCGGCATAATGTCGTGCCCGATAAAAAGAAAGTTATTCCACGAAAGAGAAAGAATGGCAATATAAATAGTATAGAGGGTTAACTATGGCAGATTTATTAGACTTTGATTTCGGCTTCACTGCCGTAGATGAGAACGAATTAGAAGCAGTTCAGAAAGTAACATCTGAAGCGTCTTCAGCATCTGCAGATGCATATGAAGCAGAAGAGAAATTGAACAAACTATATAACGCTATACTACCTCTCTTAACAAATTTAAAAAAGAATCCAGAGAAAGAATATATACTCTGGCCAAACCGTGTAGAGAAGATCGAGCAGTTTGAGAATTTAATTACGGGAATTATAAAATAATGGCATTACAAACGTCCGGACAAATAACATTAAGTCAAGTGCAAAGTGAATTTGGAGGTAGTAATCCTATTTCACTTAAAGAATACTATAGAAATGGCGGCCTTGTACCTTCAACAATAACAACAGGAACTGCCGCGGGTGCTTGGTCAACGTACTATGGCAACACCACTACTTACTATTGGCGGGTCATTGGTAGCCAAATAATTAGGTGGGCCAATGTGAATGTATATAATAGCTACACAACGGGCGATTCCATTACGATAGGTAACTATGAGTACCAAAGACAGGCAACAGCTTTTTCTACTATCGCTGGAGGTAAGGCTGAGCCTTCAACCTACTACTACAGAGTGCGAAGGCGTACCAAATCAACACTAGTGACCACAACTGTTAACTCTAACATTCCAGTATCTCCCAACCAGATAACATTGAAGACTATGTACGGTGGAAGAAATACATGATTACCGTAACTAAGTGTACCGAACTCCCCGATAGTTTTGACTCATTGGTTGATCAGTCTTTTGAATACTTGGAGACTGGAACTACTATTGATTGGAGATACATGGGAAATCCCGAAAGCGATTCTGCCAAGAAGGAGAAGCTTCGGGAGGTTTACCAAAATAATATGGATAGTCCCTACTCTGTTGTGGCATGTTGGCAAAAGGATGGGGTGGACGTTCACATTGGGGCTGGTGTTATACACCCCGAAGATGATCGTTACATACAATGGAACTATGGCGTGTTTGGTAAAGATGCTACAGGCAGCAAGAACTTTTTGCACGACGAAGAGTATGTAGAAAAGACTGCGGAGTTTGTTAGAGATACTCTAGGCTTGGATGGCTACTCAGTAAGTTGTCAAAGAGGCGGAAGTATCTATAACTACCACGTTGCAAGAGCGGATATTTTTGATGGGATTGAGCTGGTTGATGTGAAATATCACGGGACGGAAGATGCTCCCGAGGTGACCATCGCAACTATAAAATACAGGTATCTGGACTAACAATACAAATTTAAGGAAAGGGATAATACAATGTTTTGGAATAAAGATACCGATATTGATGTAGATCAGTTAAGAGAAACACTAACGATTGATGAGGGTCTAGTAAATGAAATTTATGAAGACCATCTGGGCTACGCAACTTTCGGAATAGGCCACTTGGTCCTTGAATCCGATCCAGAGTTTGGCCAAGATGTGGGAACCCCAGTCACGGAAGAAAGAACAATTGAATGCTTCGAGCACGATGTACAGTCAGTACTCAAAGACTGTAAGAAGTTGCATGAAGGGTGGGACGGATACCCACAAGAAGTAAAACAAGTTATTGCGAACATGATGTTCAATATGGGACTTACGCGCTTGAGTAAATTTAATAAGCACAACGCAGCGCTGCAGAGTGGTGATTGGAATGGAGCTGCGGTAGAAGGCAGAGATAGTAGATGGCACAAACAAGTAACGAACAGAGCAGAAAGATTAATGGAACGATTAGAGAAACTTTAAAGGTAGAATCTAATATTCCACAAGATAAACATAAATATAAAGGTTGGTTTTGGTGCGACGAAAAGGTCGGACTTTACAGATATTCTGACTGGCACAAAAGTTTAACCGAACTAAATACAGTTAGTTCATAGGAGAAGAAATGTCACAGGTAATAAATTTAAAAGGTGCTGAAGGTAATTTAGTCAGTGATAGTAATGTTGGTTTTGCCACATTAGTACGAGTGTTGAACAACAAAACAAGTGTTCAAGTTATCACTCAGAAGGCTGCAGGTGGAGCAGTACTAGCTAACGTAACCCTGGCCGCTGGTGAAGTACTATATATTAAGAAGGCACCATCAGATACTTTACTCGGTCTTGTAACTTCTTTAGCAGTAGCAGTAGCACAGTAATTACCCATCTTAGGTCATACATGTTATAAATACATGTATGACCGAAATCTTTGAAATAATTGCGCAGGTCGGTGCCCCCATTGCTGGGGCCTTTGCCATGGGCGCTTTTATTTTCCTCATTATTAAACAAATATTAGAAGGTCTGATTGATAAGATTAAGACCCTCACTATGTTTTGTGAATCCTTAGAAAACCGAGCCAGAACAATGGCTAATGAAATGATCAAGATTGATATGTTGGTCAGTTCAGCTTTAGAATTAAGACCCGACATAGAAAGAGTTGCACGAGCAGAGAACTTTGTTGAAGATGGCAAAGTTGATGTACGGAGAGATTGATGGAAGAAGCTAATGTATTAGTAGAGGGTATACAACAATATGGTTTCCCTATAGTTGCCTGTGTGGGCTTTGGCTATTTTCTATTCTATATCTGGAAATTCATTAGTAACAATATAGAACCAGAGTTAGCAAAAATGCATTTTGCACTTATTAGAGTTATTGATAGAATACGAATGCTCGATCAAGACTTAATTAGATTACAGCAAAAAGTGAATGTAGTGTTAGAGTATAAAGAAAATGAGAAAAAGAAAAGTGAAAGTGAGAATGAAAAGTAAAATAACAGGAACCAATTTAGGCATACTAGTAATAGCCTTATATTTTGTATCACAAGCAGTCTTGGCCGATGGTATAGTATTTAAGTTTAAGAGTCCGTCATTTAGTGGCCAAGGCGCTTCTGCCCACTATTTAACTATTGAGAACCAAGAGAAGTCACGAAAAGACAAGATACAGGAAGATGTGCAAGCTGCCATAGAGAAAGCAGAAAGAGAAGCTAATAACACAACCCAAGCTAAGTTTTTAAGGAACTTAGAGAGTAGAATATACGCACAGATTGCTAAACAGTTAGTTGATAATATGTTTGGTAATACTGAAAGCTCTACTGAAGGATTCTTTGAAATAGAGGGTAACTCTATTACTTATGAAACTATTATAGGCGCTGGCTCTGATGGAACGGACATCATTAGAATAACGGTACTTAGTGATGATGGAACTACTACTACACTCGATGTTCCCGTCGGTTCGGGTTCGTTCTAATGCGTTTGGGGTATGTGGCATTTCTGCTATTATTAACAGGATGTGCTGGTATACCTTCAGTAGAGGATAGTTGTACTACAAAATTTATGACAGCCTTTGGAGAATGTTTAGAAGAGGCTGAGGTAGTGACATTACCAGCTTCTGAAAGATTGTCTAATCTGCCAGCTGCAAAAGAAAGACCTATTGTTGCAGTTTACAGTTTTAAAGATTTAACAGGTCAAAGAAAGAGTAGGGAGAATCTTGCAGATTTCTCTACCGCAGTGACACAAGGTGCAGAGGCATTTGTAATTGATGCATTAAAAACTGCAGGAAAGGGTACTTGGTTCCGAGTAGTAGAAAGAACTGGGTTGGATAACTTAGTTAAAGAAAGACAGATTATCAGATCGGCGAGAGAAGAGTTTGAGAAAAAAACAGAAGATAAGAAGCTGCAGCCATTACTCTTTGCTGGTATTATAATTGATGGTGGTATTATAGGATATGATTCCAACATCAGAAGTGGTGGACGGGGTGCAAGATACTTAGGTATTGGTTCATCTGTCAAGTATAAGAGGGATTCAGTAATCATAAGTTTAAGGGCAACCTCAACTCTTACTGGTGAAATTTTATTGAACGTACAGACTAAAAAATCTATCTTGTCTGTAGGTGGTGGTTATGATGTGTTTCGATTTGTTGATATGGATACTAAATTAATCGAAATTGAAGATGGTAGTAGTTTTAACGAGAGCGTTACTTATGCAACACGTGCAGCAATCGAAGAAGCAGTACTAGAGTTAATATACCAAGGCCACGATAGAGGTTACTGGGTAATAAAGGATGGTCATCGACACCCCCATCAGCACGATGGTACAAACGAAGGACATCCGACAAAAGGAGAAGAGGATGAACATGAATAAAAGTTACATTTTTGTGATGTTTGGTCTTATATCAATGTCTAATGCAATTGCAGGCGATGCGAATGATAATGAAATATTTATTGAACAGTCTGGTAACAATGTTGAGCTTACTATTCAACAAATTGGTGCTGGTAACAAGTATGGTGGCGATAACTTTAGTGGAACGTCCATTGATATGACAATGACAGTTTCCGATTCATACTTGGATATATTACTTGATGGAGATTATAATAAAATGTTTGGTACTATGGACACTACTGGTTCTACTATCAACAACTTTATTACTGGCGATTATAACTTGTGGAACCAAAAGATAGGTGTGGCTAATACGGCTGACACAATGACAATCGATTCGGCTATAACTGGTAGTACTAACACTATAGTATTCAGAGCAGGTAATGCTGACGATACTTATAATATATCTACACCATTATGGAATCAATCAAATCCAGAAGCATTCTGGACGGTAAGTGGTAGTGTTTGGTCGAGAACGGTTTCAGGACAAACTGCATATTGGGGTTCATGGACGCCAACTGAAGGATCTGCAGATAGTTTGAATATGGATTTAGATGTTGTCGGATCTGATAACACTTTAAATGTATTTGTTAATTCAACTAATGCTACATTCAATTGGGATGTAACTGGTTCAGATAACTGGATTCAAACCACAATGGAAGATGGTTCAGATAACAATCAAACTGTTGCAGTAACTGGTGATTACAACTTTATATTTGTAGGCCAAGACACTGGCTCAACTGTTGGGGTAACGAACAATGCAATACTTGATGCGACATTCAATACAACACATTCCGACATTAATATTATACAGTCTGACGCTAACTAGCATATTTCTTATAGGTTCGGTTAACGCCGAATCTATAGGAGGTATTACTGAACAGAATGGAGTTGCATCACTGGTTAGAAGTGGTGGTGAAGAGATTACAGTATCGGGTTCTTCGGTACCCAATATAGAATTAAATGATACTGCCGTTACTGGTAATGGTAGAATGCTGATTGAGTTCTTAGATGAAGAAGAGCTGTCTATTATAGAACACACTCGTATCTACATAGATAAAGCATATTATGATCCAGACCCATCTAAATCTAAGATGGCAATTCGTATGGTACAGGGAACTGCTAGGTTTACCTCAGGCCGTGGGAAAAGAATTAAAAAATCCAATGTGCAATTATCAACACCAACTGCTGAGATAGCTATACTCGGTACTGACTTTACTACAACCATTGATGAGATAGGTCAATCACTTATTATTTTACTACCAGATGAAAAGACTGGTTTGTCTTCAGGTAAAATTATCATAAGCAATGCTGGTGGTACTGTAACCCTAGAAGAAGCATATCAAGCATCTATTATATCATCATACGACCGTGCTCCTAGCTCACCCGTAATACTATCTGGTATTGACACTAGTATGATCAGTAATATATTCATTGTTTCAGAGCCTAAAGAGATTAAAGCAGTGAAACAACAAGAAGGTATTATAGCAGATAAAGATTCTGGTAATATACTTGACGTTGACTTCTTAGAATTTAATGAGTTAGAAAAAGATTACCTAGAATATGATGATTTGGAATTTAGTGAGCTAGATATTGATTACTTGGATGTTGATTTTCTACAAGACGTATTAGATGTTCTCCAAGAATTAGATAAGGAAACCGGTTTAGATAGAAGTGCTTTAAAAAATAATATAGACCTTAGGGGAACTAAAATTGGATTCGATACAGATACTCAATACAACAGTATAATTGATAAGGGTGCTAATACCGTAAAATTCTTTAGGAATGTTGATGGAGTTATAAGTATAAGTATGTTACTTTCACAATCTGCTACGATTAGAACAGTATCAAGTCAAAAAGAATCAGCAATAATATTAGGAGATGGTCAGGGTATTATAATTAATATCACACAGATACAATGATGAACAGATTTTTAAATTGCACAGCAATATCGTTTTGGGTTGCTTATCTTATAGTATCATGTCAACCAGCCAATGGTGATAATGAGATATATGTAACTCAGACTGGTGATAACCTTATGTTAGGATACCGACAAGAAGGTGATAACAATATGATAGATATAGTATTAGACGGGTATCAATTGGATACAGATATCCTACAAGAAGGTAATAGAAACGAAATACTTAAAAAATCTCAGGGCATTAGTGGCGACTATAACCAAGTAGTAGTAGAACAATGGAATAACACTAATAGTACTGACGTAAATAAAATATGGATTGATATTGATGGGGATAATAATGCTGTTGATGTAGGTCAAGGGTGTAAATTCTATTACTCTAATAGCACAGAATGCAGCAGAGATACCCACGAAGATGCAGGCCATAATATGGAAATCAATATTGATGGTAGTAATAATGGAATACGTGGTGGACAAAAGTCGGGTAGTGCTAATCCAGACCACGATTTACTAATAGATATTAATAGTGATAATAACTCTGTGTTCTTTACACAAGCGGGATCGGGCTCTAAAGATTTAGATTTAACTATTAATAATGATGGCAACGCGGTAAGTATCCATCAACATTACGGTTCTCATAATGCCACAGTAACTCTTGATGGCACATCACCTACTAGCTTAAGTTTAATACAGGCAGGCGGCCCAAGTAAGAGTTATAACTTAATACAGAACTGTCTTACTATAGGTGGTTGCTCTGTGTCGGTTACACAAAACTAATGTATGACTGGAAAGTAGTATTACTCACTATAGCATTATTAGTAACAGTAAGAGTTATGAATCCAAAATTAGTCGAACAGTTTCGGTTAAACTACTTTGATTCTCTACAATCATATCAAGAACCAATTAAATCAGATAACATAGTCATAGTAGATATAGACGAAAAGTCATTAGATAGGTTTGGTCAATTTCCATTTAGTAGGGACTTATATGCAGATTGGTTAAATCAATCTCCAGAAAATAATGCTTATGTGTTTAATATGGGATTCACCGAGGATGATAGGTTCGGCAAAGATCACGAATTAGCTATAGCCATGGCAGAAAGAGATGTTATATTATCATCGTTCGTTAGTAGTAAACCCCAAGGAGAAAAACCTAGTAGGGGATTCGGGAAACTAGGTAAAGGTGATCCAACCGATTGGTTGTATGCTTATCCCGGAATGAGAAACCCTGTTGTTGCCGAGGATGCTGACGGAGTTGGAACGGTATCGGTTGCTCCCTCAGTAGATGGTATAGTGAGAGAATCACCTTTAGCAATAATGGCTAACGGTCATCTATATCCTTCAGTCGCATTAGAGATACTACGAGTGTGGGAGTTTCAGCCTAACCTAGCAATTAAGATTAAAGAAGCGGGTGTTGAGTGGGTAAGAATGGGTACTCTGCCACCAATGTATACAACACCGAACTCTAATGTTCAAATAGCATACTGGAACAAATATGAACGTATATCATTTGGAGACCCACTACCGGATGAAAAGATAATCATTCTAGGATTGAGTGCAGGTGGATTAGTCAACCCAGTCCCGACTCCGACTGGTGCTATGTTACCACACGACATTCAAGCACATCTAATATCTACTGTAGTGAACGGTATCCAAATTCAAAGACCATGGTACGCCGAGCAGATTGAAATTCTGTTGATTATAGTACTATCATTAATAATATTACTTATTGTATATCAAACTCCAACTTATATGTCTGCTTGTATATCACTGGGTTTAATGGGTGGGGCAATGTATGCAGGTTATCATTTTTGGATGGCTGAACTTTTACTGCTTGATGTTTTATTCCCTACAGTAGCGGCCTTTGTCGTATTCACTCATGCTACATTTAATAGATTCTATGTCACATACAAGTTAAAAGAATTGATTAAAGGCCAATTTGGCACATACCTATCACCAGATATGGTCTATATGTTACAGAAAGATCCCTCACTATTAGCACTCGGTGGTGAAAGAAAGGAGATGTCATTCTTGTTTATGGACATTTGTGGGTTCACTCCCATCAGCGAATACTATAAGAACAAAGACGACCCCGAAGGATTGGTGCTATTGGTTAATGAATTCTTAGATGCTATGACTAAAATCATACTAAACAACGGTGGTACTATAGACAAATATATGGGCGACTGTGTTATGGCGTTCTGGAATGCTCCAATAGCATGCGATAACCATGCAGAGATGGCAGTTAAATCATCAATAGAGATAGAGGCAAAGACGAATGAACTTAAAACGATATACCAAGAGAGGGGACTTCCAGATATTAATGTAGGTACTGGTGTTAATACGGGTGATTGTATTGTTGGGAATATGGGCAGTGAGTCGAGATTTGATTACTCTGTTATAGGAGATGCTGTTAACCTTGCAGCAAGACTAGAGGCTACCGCCGCTAGGGGTGAGTACGTAGAGTACAAAACAATCATATCCTCTTTCACTAGAGACCAACTTCCAGAGAGCTATATATGCGAAGAGATTGGTAATATCAAGGTAAAAGGTAAAGATGAACTTATAACCATATATGCTCCTAGGTTATAATATTATTCCAAAATGTTCTAAGAAAGGTGTTGACCAAAGGCGTATATAGTAGTATAATATATACATATTAACCGATCAGAGAGAAGAACATGGGATACTATACTTACACAGAGAAACCTATCGGAAACTTCATTGAGAAGGACTGCGGTAACAACTTTGAATATAGTCTGAACGAAGAGCAGGACGCCTACTCTCTTAGCTTGATAGAAAATTACCCCCACAAGGTATGGGTTGGTGGTGAACGAATCGGCGGAGACACCGGGTGGCGGTATGCTAACGTCAAGAAAACAGTGGCCTATGTGATTGTAGATGAAGATGAAGGCGGCCCGATACTGGAGCGTTGGTTCTTAAAAAAGAATGATGCATACGCAATATAGTGTTGACACTGGCGTTCGTTAGTAGTATAATAGTTAAACTTTAAACAGTTAGGAGATTTACAAGTGATAGTATTTATTGGTGATTTTGTTCGACTAAACGACACAGACAACTGGCTCGAAGTTACTGACATTGAGCCGTATGATATTTGTGTACTGCAAAACGGTATCCGAGTATGTGCATCAGACGAATATATTGCAGAAGCTAAGAGCAGTAACGAGTTTATGCAAATCAAGACAAACAATACTGGATCCAGGCCATGGCCGCGTGGCCACTAACAAGGAAAAGACTATGCCCATGTTGATTATAACCGGTCAGATAAAAGGAAAGGCTTCCGGACTTATAGACTTGTATGTATACAACCTATGTAAGGAATTGGGTATAAACCGGATGCATCGAAAACTCATTGAACTCAACTTTGTTACAGACTTAGAAGGCCTGATTGGTGATGCTTGGGTTGATGAAAAAGAAGGATTTGCTCAGATCAATATTGCACGTAAATGCGAAGATGAGAAATTGGATTATGCTGATATGATGGAGACTCTAGCTCATGAAATGGTTCATGTGAAACAGTTCTTCCGAAAAGAATTAGATGTATCTAGCGCGAATAGTGTATGGAAGTGGAAAGGCCGCAACGCTGGTGGTTACAAGTATGAGAACCAACCATGGGAACTCGAGGCATACCGTAGACAGGCTGACTTATACCAAAAATGTTGGCCCTTATAACTAAATGTTCTAAAAATAAATGAAGAACGTGTTGACACAAGGTATGAGCTGTAGTATAATATACCCATATTAAGAAATAAAGATAAGGAATTAAATTATGAAGATTTATATGAACGTACTAAAGGGTATTATCGTGGGAATTATTGTAGGAGTTGCAGCAATTTCTGCAATATCATTTGCAACTGACATTCCAGAAGTTCATACAAGTTACTCATCTGGTGAGTGTGTTAAGGTGGTTAACTTTATCGAGTCTGACAAGTATACTTGCGAGAACTTTCCACACCGTTATAACCGAGTATGGGTCAAATAGATGATTAGAATTCTTAAAGAAGTAACCGACTGGGGTACCGATGATGTTTCTAATGGTACTTACTATGTAAACGAACAAGGTCAATTAGTTGCTTATATGCCCAAAGGTGGTGCTTATAAAGAATTCACTAAACCAATGAAACAGTTTTCTACATCACGTAGGAAGTTCAAAGAGCTAGGAACCATTGATGATGAAGACTGCGGCACACCAGTAAAAGGTTCTAAGGGTAACACATACTATGTTAAAGATGAGAAGTGTTCATGTCCTGGTTTTAAATTCCGACATAAATGCAAACACATATTAGAGGCCGCTGCATGAACACCAGTTTATCTTATTGCGATTATATTGCTCATACCGTGGTTAAACCTGCACTGAATGAAGATGTTGAAGACCGTGACGGCCCTTTATCTACGGTAAGTAAAATAGGCAATGATCTAGCTAAAGACGGTTGGGTCCTGAAGACCACTAAGAGAACTATTGATGTAACCGATGTAAATGGCAGAGAGTATAGAATTACTATTGAAGATATCACAAAAATAATTTCAGAAAAGTGTTGACAAACTGGTAGAACCATAGTATAATATACCCATACTAAATAATAAGGATTTAAATTATGAATAGAATTGAAATGATCAAAGCGGCCGCTGAGAAGGGTGAAATTAGAAAAGCAATTGGAAATGTTGCTATCAGAAAGAAGTCTATCAAAGAAGAAATGAAGCTTCACAAGAAATTGACCAGGTCAATGAAAAAAGCTGGCCATCAAGCCCCATCAAGTTTGGAAGCATTTAGGCCAGAGGTTATGTACTACTCTGACAAAGAAACCCAAGACTTTATTGCGGGTAGTTCCATAATGGAAACATATGAAGCTATGAGAAGTCAAGACGACTATTAAGAGAACACCAAAGAAAGATGGAGAATAACATGAAGTCTACCTATATGGAAGTATCTTCCTATCAAGAAAAAAATCTCAAAGCAACTGTTTTGAGGACGTCAGGCCTAACAAAGAATTACTATGGATGTAAGTTTTACATAGATGATAGCTCTTTAGGTATTGAATGGTACGAAAATAAGAACGTACGGTACGCAGAAGATGCCGCAGAGAATTACGTACTTGGTGTAAAGAAATATCCAGCCTAAGTTCAGTTAACCCCCTGATGATGAGTTTCTGCTCCTAGGGGGGTTGACACATCAATAAAAATGTAGTATAATATACACATACTACATACGGAGTAAGTTATGGTAAGTAAAACATTAGAGAAGGCCAGAGTAAAAGGCCGCAAGAACAGAGTCACTATTGATGACCAGTATATGGGACCTGAACCATGGTGGGATAAAAATACACCACCGCCGGCAGATGCATCAGCTCGGTCAGCAGCATGGACTCGCGGTGCTCAATGGTACAATTACTATTCAAAACCAAAAGACTATACTGGGACTACTTTAAAGTATGCCAAAGAAGTATTGAACTTTGATAAAGAACAAATCAATGCTCTCAAGACACTCTCTGATTGGGAATTGAATTATGGTGTAGGAGCTATAACGAAACTATACTTTCGTGGGTGGAACCATGAAGATATCTACCTAGAAAGAGTTTCAGAACATTTAAATGCAATGGTTATTGCTGGTAAAGAAGTTGCTATAGAAAAGAAAGTAGTTGCAGCTGATGCACCGGCCTTTATAAGTCCCGCAAAAAGATCCTACAATAACATGATGGAGACCATTCATGCAGACTGGTCCGATATTGTAATTGACTCTTGGATGGTAGGCGACTTTAAACCAGAATTTAATGTGTACGACCTATGGAAAAAACATGGCCTTAAAAGTAATGTGATCAATGCATTCAAGGCCAAGATTCAATTTGAATATGACTTAGTGTTCGATGCTTATAACAAGACGTGTGAGCAAGCGGTTGAAGCATACTCTCATATATCCCCAAGACGTCAGAAGAAGATGCTGAACCTAATGGATGGTATCTTTGCTGACCTAGAGAAGTTGAAGACCAGTTTCAAAGCTGTTAAGATACCTAGAGCTAAGAAACCTAAATCAACCGATCTACAAGTTGCCAAGTTACAGTACTTGCAGGAACATATCGAGTCCAAAGTCACTTCTATTAATCCCGTATTGATACCGACTAAAGAGATGTTATGGGTCTACAACACTAAACAGAAGGCGCTCACACAGTATGTAACTACGTCTACTACGGGTTTTGAGATAAGGGGTAGTACTATTAAGAACTTTGATGATACCCTATCCAAAACATCTAGGTTACGAAAGCCTCAGGATGTATTACCAGAAATATTAAAACTCACCCCCAAACAGATGGACAAGAGAGTCTGGGATAAACTCACCACTAAGATAAGTGTGCCAAACGGTCGGATCAATAAAGACTGCGTACTACTTAGGGTAATATAAGGAACATATGATTGAACAAAAGATTATGACGAGGAAGAGGTTTTCTACCGCGGTAGAAGGACTTGTTGCAAAGAGTAGGGATCTGTCTTATATAGAGGCAGCTGCTTACATCATAGAAGAACGAGGAATGGATTTTAAAAGTTTAAATAGGCTTTTATCTGAATCCCTTAAACAAAAAATCGAAGCGGAAGCTACAGATTTAAACCTGCTTAGAATTAAGCAAACTAATAAACTACCCCTATAGGAAATATTATGACTAATGTGATTATACCTTCATCTGCCGTTGACAAGAAGCGCATCAAGGATTGTGTTATTGAGATCAGTAATGCTAAAACCCAGATGGAAGCACAACGTGACTTCATTAGAGAAGCCATTAATTCTTGTGTAGATGAAGTTGAAGTTGATAAGAAGCATCTTAAAAAGATGGCAGATATCTACCACAAACAAAACTTACTAGAAGTAGTAGGCGCGGTAGAAGATGTTGAAGCCTTATACGAGAGCGTTATGGCGTAATGATGGACCCTTTTGATTCTTATAAGTTATATAACGCACTCAAGCTTCACTTTGAAACTGACGGGTACGATGCAATCAAATATAATTATAAATCAAATGTGTCTGCTCAATCCTTTTTTAAGAGAAGGGATAAGTACTTCTTTGCTAAAGTTGCAAAGAACTATGAGAAGGATTTGTTAACATACTTTGTATCCAACTTCAAAAATGGAGTTGGGTATGTAGGTGATATGATTAATGAAGACGGACAAAAGAATTATTTAGATCATAAGAGAATACAAGAATCAATACATCGTGTGTTTTCAATTGATATAAATATAATTAATGAACAGGGTTTGATATTCGATCAGAACTTTAAGAGTGAAGGCGGACAACTACCCTTGGTCATTAAGTTATGGATGCAGGAAGAAATT